CCCCTTTCTAGTTTATTGGAACCCCCCACCGAGGTGCCAAACCTCGGCAGTACCATTAACAGACCTACCTTGCGGCAGATCTGTCAAAGTCCAATAAACTTTGGCGATCAGAAACGCCCAAAGTCTTATAGTGGATGAGCGTAAGTCGAGGATCGACTCGTGTTGTCCCTAATGAGATCCCACACAAGACTATCCCCGAACCAGCTTTAGGCTGTATAAGACCTAAAGACTGGACAAGAAACTTAGAATATCCAGATCCCCCTTCCACATAACCCCATGATTGCTCACGAGGGGACGGAGTCGGGCCCAGAATTGGAACCGGACCAAACCCCTCCTTTGAATGAACTTTATCATACAACTGCCAAATAAGACCAAAACGTATGAGCTGCTCATTCACGCCTTTATCATACCAGACAGTAGGACAATAAGGTCCATCCAAAATCTGTGAAAGAGATACCGAAGAATCAAGTAGACAGTTATAATACCATCGAGTGTAATCGCACCATAGTTTGACCCACCCCCTTAGACAACCATACTCCTCGAACTCTGCAACCTTTGGGGCTACATAGAGCTCTTCCGGACATATAGTTAACTTTGGAGGCTTCATTTTAGACAATAAAACATGTCTAATTTGTCCTTCAGTGTACGGGTCAATCCGTTTTCCACCACCCAGCCATAAATTGAAATTTTTCAGGCTGAATAGCGCTTTACTGTGGATGGATGATAATCTTGAGTTACGTTTGTTTCTCTTGACATCAAACATTCCCAATTGCTTATAGCCAGCTCCACCAACCCTTGCGATAATAGAAAGTCTTGGGCAGTGGTATTTCATACCTATTGCCACAAGGCCAAAAGGATTAGCGAAGGATAGCAACGCCTTTGGTGAAATAGGACTAATATCCTTACTAACACCTCTGACTCGCAACCTTTTCGCGAACTCCGCCGCACCGATATGAGACACCAGAGACTTACTCTCGGATATCTGCACACCAAGTGTGGAGAGAGTCCGTTGGTACTGTAAAGCGACCGACTTGTCGGCTATGATGACATCATCACCCAATATACCATAAGAGTCAAACTTGACTCCAGGGTACACTTGTTCGGCACACCACCACACCAAATAATGATGCGATAGTGCGAAAAGAGGCCAGGAAGAATAGTATCCTAACGGCTGTCCAGTAACGAAGCACACTGCCCGCGGAATGCCCCTGGAGTCCTTCGAAACGAAGGGAACCTCAAAGACATTCAACGCGAGCGCTGACCTCACTGATGAAGCGAACGACCGATCGAATAGATGTTGCAATACCTCGAAAGAGACTTGTAGCGGAAATCGGTCTGTAGCCGCCGACAAATCGAAGCAATAGCATTCCATCTTTCCAACTAAGCGATCCAAAGGACGCTCCTGGAAGAAAGTACCATCTGATGGTATTTTAGATAAAACTTCCATTAACCAGTCATGGACTGGACGAAGCAACCTCTGATTCAAGTAGTTTCCAATGGAAAAGATTCTCCTTTTTCCCCCCCCCTCTATCGACTGACCTAAGCGGCCACAAATAGGAGGTTCGCCTATGTCATGGTACGATGGCAGTTGGGGACCCGTAACCTTCTCGAACTGATCTAAACACCAGTTCGTAATGGAGCGATTACCGGGGTCCTTTGCATACCGAGTATACTCATGCCACAAGCATCCTTGCGAGAAGTGGTCCTCAGAGACGTGAACACGTTCAAGTA